TGTAAGACCTTTAAAGAACTTTATTATGGGAAGTAAAGATTTTAACATCGAAGAAGATAAAGACATTGATGATTTCATGTATGATGAAGAGGAATTAAACTCTCTCAACATCATGGATGAAGAGGAGTAATTTATGGCAGTAAAAACAAAAAAGAAAGCCAACGCTCCACCTTTAAGAAACATGAAACCATATTCTCGTTCAGGAGACCCTGTTAAAATGTTAACAGATCAAGAAATGACGAGACAAAAAAGGGACAGATTAAAAAGTTGGATAACTCTATATAGAAATAATGTGGCTATATTTATTGAGCATTACATGGGTGTGAAACTGTTTATGTATCAAAGATTTTGGGTTAATCTTATTTCACGTTCAACAGAATTTTTAGGGTTAGCCTCTCGTGCAAGTGCTAAATCTTGGTTAATTGGTGTGTATTCTATTGCGAGATGTATATTATATCCCGGGACAACTATAGCAATTTCATCTTCTACCAAAGCACAAGCAGGATTGATTATATCAGAAAAATGTAAAACTTTACATGACGATCATCCTAACATACAAAGAGAAACACTAAATATAGTAACAAACCAAAATAAATGGGAAATGACATTTATAAACGGTTCTAAAATAAACGTTGTTATATCTGGAGAAGGTGGTCGTGGACATAGAAGTAATATAACTATTCTGGAAGAAAGAAGACTTATTCCGAACGAGGTTATAGACTCCATTATTCGTCCATTCCTAGTTAGCAGACAACCACCTTATATGAAAAATCCCGAGTATTCCGAGATCGAAGAACTTCGAGAAGAGCCAATTGAAATTATTATATCCAGTGTTTATTACAAATCACACGAATGGTATCCTGAGGCTAAAAAGTTTTTAAGAATGATTGCGGATGGAGACAAAGATACAAAAGCTATATTCTTTGATTATTTAATTTCTCTACATCACGGTATCAAAACAAGAAAACAGATGATTAAAGAAAAAGAGATTTTAGACCCTATTTCATTTATGATGGAATACGGTAATATTCCTTACGGTTCTTCTTCTAATGCTTTTTATAAATTAGGCTTTTTTAATAGAAGTATAAAAAGAGCATGGAGACCTATAACCGATGAAATGTTTGTTACAACAAAGAAAAACCCTTACAACATACTAAAGAATCCGGAAGAAGTTCGGATTGTTGGTGTTGACATTGCTATGAGAGCCGGGTCAACAAATGATAATACTATTATTGTTTGTGCCAGACTATTCCCTAGCAAAAGAGGGTGGCAAACTGAAATGTCTTACATTGAGTCTCACAACGGTAAAAACACGTATTTACAAGCTTTAAGGATTAAACAAATCTATGAAGAGTTTGAAGGGGACGTTCTTGTTCTTGATATTGCTAATGCGGGTATTAGTGTTTATGATGCTTTAACTTCTGTTACAAAAGACGAGGTTAGGGGATTGGAATATCCTGCATACAGTGTTATGATACATGATGATGTTGACGACAAAGTTTATCATGAATTAAAAGCAAGAACTTTAGGTCAAGAGCCTAAAGAATGTGTATTTCCTATTTATGCTAATGCTCCATTAAACTCTGCGATTGCAGTTAAGTTTAGAGAAAGATTGAAGAAAAAATTGATTACCTTTTTAGTAGACGATAATACAGAAGAAGAATTCTTGATTAAATCAGGAAACAAAGATATTCTCGATCAAACTGATTCTGGTATTCGGGCTTACCTATTACAAGCCCATCTTCAAACAAGCCTTTTAATTAATGAGGCAATTGCTTTAGAGTTAAATATGATGAACGGGTTGGTAAAACTTATTGAACCACCCGGAGCTAGAAAAGATAGATATACAGCAAGCAGTTATTTAAATTACTATGTATCTTTAATGGATGTTGAATTACTTAAAGATAGAAGCGGACTAAGCGACGAAGAAGAGTTCTTAGGCGTTTCGCTAGTTTTTTAGGAAAGGAGGGTAGATGGAAGAAGATAAAAAAGAAGTTTTATTAACAGAAGATCAGGTGTGGGACGTTATTGAATTTGCTCGCAATATGAACGGATTTAACGGAATGCAATATTTAAATCCCTTTTTACTTTCAGAGAGAATGAAAGATGTAACCCTGAATCCTGTCAAAGCAACAGAAGCAAAACTTGAGCAAGCAATGATAGCTCCAAAAGAACATGAAAGAGAGCTACAAGCTTTTTCTCAAGATTTTGAGTTATCATCAATAGTATATAAGAGATTAATTTCTTATTTAGCAAACATGCTCTCCTTTGATATTACATATGTTTCTACAGCAAAACCGGAAGATTATAAAACTCCAAAATATAAAAAAGATTCTGAGTTACTAGAGTCTCTTTTAGACAGATTTGACTATAAAAAAGAATTTCGAATTGCAGTAAAAGAAATGCTTAGAAATGACGCATTTTTTGGATGTATGAGAGAAGCTGGCGACAAATTTGTTCTACAAGAACTTCCTTCTGATTATTGTAAAATAACCGGAAGATGGGAAAACGGATTCTTGTTTAGTTTTAACATGTATTGGTTTATGCTTCCCGGTGTTGATCTTGATATGTATCCTAAATTCTTTAAGAAAAAGTATTTAGAGATTTTTGTAAAAGGAACTGCGGGACAAGTATACAATCCTTCTATAATGCCGGAACATAGAGATCAATCATCTTGGGTTTATTGGGTTGACGTTCCTGTTGATGTAGGTGTTTGTTTTAAACTTACACCAGAATTAGCAACAAGACTACCTTATTTTACCCCTTTGTTTAACGATCTGGTTTTACAAGGATTAATGAGAAATCTCCAAAAAAGTATGAATATGGCAGCAGCCAGTAAAATTATCATGGGTGAAGTTCCTTTGCTTAACAAAGAAACTAAAGCAACTGTAAAAGACAGTTTGGCAGTTACTCCTGATATGCTAGGTAAGTTTATGGCATTGATAAAAAGTGCTATATCCGATGCTATTAAAATAGCTTCTGCTCCATTGCAAGAAATTGAGGCAATTAGTTTTGACACAGATAACGATATGTATGACAGCTACCTTAGAACAGCTTTGGCATCTAGCGGTATTAATACTAACTTAATTTTTAGTAGTAGTGTTAAACCAAACGCAATTGAAACACAATTAAGTCTTAATGTTGATGAGCAAATGATGACTTCTCTTTACGAGCAGTTTGATGATTTTATGGAATACTTTATAAATTCAAGAACAAAGCATTTTAAATTTTATACAGCCTTTGAGGGAACTGAATTTTCTGTTAACAGGGACAGCAGATTAGAAAAAGCTATGACATTGTTTAATCAAGGTGTAGTGCTTCCTCAAAAGATTTCTGCTGCGATAGGGATGAAACCCCATCACTTTAGAAAGCAAATGGAAGAATCTCAAGCTTTTGATTTCATGAGTTTACTAACCCCACCTTCTGTAGAAATACAAAAAAGAACGATAGAAATGATGCCAGAGCCAGTTCCCGGGGAAGTTGGAAAAACAACCCCTAAGGTAGATTCCAAGTCGGGAGAAACTGTAAAAAGAGGAAGACCTGCTAAGAGTACATCTGAATTAGGAGAAGAGGGGATGAAGACAAAAGAAACCGCTTCTAATGTTGGAAGGGGTGGAAAGGTATAAATATGAGACCATTAATTCCAGAAAATATAAATAACAAGTTAGATGAAATTGTTACAAAGTGTTTTGAAGGAAACAGACTTGCGGACAGAGGAATGTCTATTTTAGCTGTAAAATTTGCAATGAATAAAACAGAAGCAATTTTACATGAAAAAGTAGCTCATTATTTTCCTCAATTAGCAGACTTTGTTTCTTCTTTTCAAGATTCCAGAAACAACCTGACTTTTTATGGATTAACCCCGGCTGATAGAAGTGATTATAATTCACCATTAGAGTTCTTTGAAAAACTCTTAGACTACATGATGGAATTAGAATCAAACATTTCAGAAGGGATGGAAATGACAATCCATGAAGATTGTGTTACTTTTGCATTTTTAACCGGATTTATTCAAAAAGTTTCAGAGGTTACGAAACAATGTTTACTTCTTGTCGATAAAGCAGAGCAATACAAAGATGATTGGAAAACGTTCGACGAGAGGATTGAAAGTTTCATTGTACTGTAAAGGAGTAAAATGGTTATAAATCCTGAAAAGTTGGATGGTGTAAAGTTATATATGTGCAAAAAACCTGTCATGGAATATCTGGTATATGAATGTAATATACCTGTTTTATCCTATGATTCAAAGTTTTATTATTTTGTGAAAACTCACAAGCTAAAATATTGCGTTGACAATATGCCTTTAAAGATAAAAATAAAGGAAATAGTACAAGAGTTGTTTTCAAAATAATATCCTTACGGAGTTTCCGGAGAAAGGAGGTAACAAGATTTGACACAAAATAAATTAAGTTTTTCAGTTGAAAATGCCGAAATGATTAGTGAAAATCCAAATTCTAGTTTTGCGGTTTTATCCTTAGACTTTTTTGCTTCTGGAGAAAACCTTCATAAAATGTATGTTTCAGAAGAGACTTTAATGAGAACCGCTGATAGTATTAAAAATTGTCCTCTTATTTGGAGATATGATAATAGATTGGATGATGCTCACGGGCATGGTGAAGATCAAACCCCTTGCGGATTCGTACCAGAAACATCAGAAATTAAAAGTAGAACACTTCCCGATGGAAGAGTAATGTTGTCTGTGGTAGCTTACGTATGGAAAAGATACACGGGTGAAATATTAAAATTCTTCAAGAGAGATGGAGGAAAAAAGCCTGTTAGTGTAGAAATGGTTGTTCACAATACAAAACAACTCGCTAACGGATTACTAGAACTTCTTGATTTTAGATACGAAGGCATAACCGTTTTAGGAACTTTTGTAACTCCAGCTATACCTTTAGCTAGTGCTACAGTTTTATCTTTTGCACAAATTAAAAATGAATATGATGAAGCATATAGAAAAGAGTTTCTTTTTTCTAATATAGATATGACAATTCCTCAAGAAGTAAGAGACAATGCTAGAAAAGGACTAAGCTTAAGAAAAGAGTTTGGCATTGGAGAAACTTCAGTAGGAATAGCCTCTGCTAAATATTTAAGTAGAAACATAACAGCAACCCCCGAAAGGATAAGACAAATCGTTAAATATTTTTCTAGACATAAAGGGGATGATTTTTCAAAATCAAATCCTCCTTCAAGTCAATATGTATCATCTCTTCTATGGGGTGGAATTGCTGGTATGAGATGGGCACAATCAATTGTCGATATAATGGAAGAGGAAGAAAGAAAAAGAATGTCTTACGTAGGGGAAACCCTTACTGAAGATGGAGAAACTTTAAGTGTGGAAAAATCAGAAGACAAGGAGAAACTTATGGAAGAAATCAAAAAAGAAGAAGAAATCACAGAAGTAACAATGTCCGAAGAAGAAGTTAAGGATAACGAAGTAGAAATGGCTGCTGAGGAAAAACCAGAAGAAAAACCTGAAAAGGAAGAATCTGAAAAACCCGAAGAAGAAGAAAAAGAAAAGCCAAAATTCGAGTTTCCTAAAGGCTTCGATATGACAGCAATGAGTGAAATGTTTGCTGAGGACGAAGAAGACGAAGAAGTGAAAATGGCTAAGGAAGAATTAGCCAAGGGAGAATTTGCGAATCCTTCTATTGTAATGGGAGCTATGTTTGCTAAAATGATGAAAATGCAAGGTGCAATGAATCGTATGGCAGAAGAGTCCAGAGCTTATATGGAAGAGAATAAAGCATTAAAGGAATTTAAAGAACAAAAAGAGAACGAACAAAAACTCTTTGAAGTTGAAAAGACTTTAAATGAACTCTCACAAAAAGTTGTTATTCCAGCAGAAGTAAAAGAAGAAATGAAACTAGAAGCAGAAAAATTCGAGTTTTCAAATATTGATGCGTGGAAAACATATTGTAAAGCAAAATCATTCGATTTTCAAGCTAAAAAGCAAGACGATGATTTAGAAGATGTAACAAGAGTTGGTATGCCATTTTCAGCTACAACTCATAAAACAAATGACCAACTTTGGTCATAACAATACAAATTATTAACAGGAGGTTTTTATTATGGCTTATCATGGTGTATTAATTCCAAAAGCAATCATGGCAAAAGATGTTGACTCTTTAAATCGTAGTGTGGTAGACGCTGCTGACATCGACAACGGTCACATTATGGTTATGGGAGCTCGTTCAACTACAGCAGGTTTATCTGAAGTATTTGAGGTTTCCCAACCTGTAACAGGAGCATTAACTGGATTATGGATGGCATATTCAGGTGATGAAATTGTTCTAACCGCATCAAAATATAAGGGACTAGACCCTGATCCTCGCAATTTCTTCAATGCTGCGGGTGATGTATTCTCTGCATACAAACCACAATTGGGTGACATTATTATGGTTACAGCAGAAGCTTTAGCAGGAACATATATTGGTGGTACTACAACTCACGTAAACGCAACAGACCAAGCGTGGGCTTTAACATGGGGCAACTCACAAACCGCTAGTGTTCTTTCTTACAAGCTATTGGCAGTAAAATATATTTCCCTTGCTACTGGTGGCATTGACTCACAAAGAGTTACTGCTTACGAACTAGAATGCGTTGGATTATAATAACAGAGGAAAAGGAGATATAATATTATGAGAATTCCTAGTCAAGTATTACAATTCGCTGGCGAAGCAAACGTTTCAGTTTATAAAATGTTTGCCGATTATTTCAATCACTATCGTCATTTAAACGGAGAAAAAGGTGTTGAGTTTCAAACCAACATCGTGACACCAGAAGGTGCTGCAAAAACAGTTAGTTTCTCCGAAAAAGAAAGTCAAATGAACGCTGCTTTACAACGTGAAATTATGCGTGTAGCAGGTATTCAAGACTTCGCACAGTTTCCATTGGAAACATGGTCAAATCATCCTATGCTAAAATGGGCGACCTTCGCCGTAGTTTCAGCTATGATTGATATGGTTTTACCAGATGCTATTATCAGAAATGTTGGCATGTATTCAGATGTTCGTACAATTGGTTGGGGTGACTCAGCTTCTTTCGACATTGCTCCACGTGACATTTTTGTAGTGTCTAAAGCCGGACGTTCAAAGAGATTAACCGAGCTACACAAACAATTCAAGGGTCAAGTAACAATCTTACCAGAACCTCGTGAATTAAGTGTGTTCGTTTCTCTTATGAAAGTTTTAGCTGGAAAAGAATCTTTAGCTGAATTAGTTACTAAGATGGTTCGTTCATTCGAAACCGCATTAGCATACGATATTTATAGCACTTTCGCTACCGCAATGGGAGCACTTTCAAACACCGCTTCAACTGGTTTACGTGTTGCTGGCTACACACAAGCTGAATTCGTTCGCTTGAGCCAAACCGTAGCTGCATGGAATGGTGGAGGAATCCGTCCTGTTGCAGTTGGTACGCAAGCTGCTTTAGCTAATATCTTGCCAGCAGATGCAAACTATCGTTACGAAATTGACAGTGATTTCGTAAAAGTTGGTTACTTACGTAACTTCCAAGGTACTGACATTTTGATGCTGCCTCAAATCGCAGATTGGGAAACCCCATTCGGTTTGAAATTGCACGATGACAGAATTTGGATTCTTGCTCCTTCAGCACAAAAATTAGTAAAAGTTGTATTAGAAGGCTCAACACTTTCTTACCAAAGTGATGTGTACGCTAATGCTAACTTAGTTCAAACTTCAACTATGATTAAGAGTTGGGGTATGGGCATTGCTACAAACGCTGTGGCAGCAACGATTACTCTGTAATCTTAAAACAATTTAATATTAGAAGTAGGGTACACTTTGTACCCTACTTCACCTTTAGAGGAGAAAATGGCTACAAATCGTGGAAAAAAAGCTTCGGTGTCTGCTGAACAATTAGCACAACTTGAGTTCTTAAAACAACAGTTGATTGAACTACAAAAACAAATGGGGGTGGCTGAAGAGGAAGAGGAATATCAAGAAAAAAAGATAGCTCAAGACGATTATATTCGTGTAATGAGTTTAGTTCCTTATAATTTAAATTTGGCTACTCAATCCGGCGGGCAAGGAAGCGTTAAGAAGTTCACAAAATTTGGGGAAGTAAAACGTATCATCTATAAAGACTTAGTTGATATAATGGAAGTTCATAGAAACTTTCTTGAAGCTGGATATTTCTATATCCTTGACCCAAATGTAATCCGTTATCACGGATTAAACGATGCTTATGATAGAATTTTAACAAAAGAAAAAATAGAAGAAATCCTTGACACTAAATCAGATGAGTGTGCAGAGTTATATAACGCTGCTACTGAAAAACAACAAGAAATCATTGTTCAATTATTAATTGATAAATTAAAAGCAAACCCTGATTCTGTTAATCTGAATGTTGTTGATAGAATTTCCAGACTTTCTAAAGTTGAGATTTCTAAAAAAGTAGACGAAGAAAAAGCTCTTGCAGATATTATTCAAGGAGCAAAAGAATAAAAAGATATAAGGAGGTCTAATGAACACGACTTTAAAAGAGATATACGACTTGTTTATGATGACCATTACGGATTATCGCTTAATAGACCTCTATAACACATCGGAAGAAGATTTTGAGAATTATTTAGAGGCGTGGTTAATCTTTGCAATAGCTGAGTTCAGCATGTGTGACCAAAACCTAAATTTTGATGAATATACAAAGGAATTTCCGGTTGAATTATGTAGAGAAAATAAAACAATATTGGCTACTCTTATGATGAAATATTGGCTTCAAAAAGTTGTAAATGATATAACTCAAATGAACTTACACATTACAGATAGAGATTTTAAAGTGGCTTCAGAGGCTCAAAATTTGAGAGAAAAGTCCGCTCATCTTAATGTTGTAAAAGAACAATGTTCTCAGTTATTATCAGATTATGAATATAGTAGAGTCAATTGGTCAAACTGGTTGAACCAAGATTTCATGGGAGGTTAATATGCCTTACGAATATAAGCATATACCCGCTTCCGTTAAATCTCTTGGTACTAAAGGGGTTAACCCTAAAAATCAGTATGTTGAATTGTTTCAGCAAACCTTAGATGAACAGTTTTACAATGCCTCTAACTGGTGGACAATTCAAGAAGAAACTTCCGTTGGTTCTAAAGAATATGTAGATATTGATGTTCGAATTGCTCATGTTATTAATGCTGAAACAGGATTAAAGTTAGGGGAAGATTGGAAGACACTTTTATTTAAAGATGTAGACCACCCTATTGAGTTAGGGAAACAATACATTTTTGATAATAGTACATGGATAACTGTAAATGCTGAGGTTGTTAAAAATTTAACCGGAACTTGTACGATCAGAAGATGCAACAATTCTTTAAGATGGATTGATGAAGAAACCGGAGTATTTTACGAAGAAGCTTGTTGTATAGAGTACTTGGTTAAAGAACCTAGAAACTATGCTACAGCAGGTTCTCCATTTATGACTCCCGGTGGCTTTCTTCATATCGTTGCACAACTGAATGATAATTCAAACAAGATTAATGAGAATCAAAGATTCCTATTCGGGAATGTTGGACATTGGACTTGTTACAAAGTTATTGGAACGGGTATAAATGATTTTAAAAACACTGAAACTTACAACAACGAAAGTGCTAAAGTACTAAACCTAGACTTAACTGCTGATTATGTTAATGACCAATTGGATGATGTTATTAATGGTATTGCTGATGTGAATACAAATGTATACACTCTTTCATTGAATAGAGACTTTGCAGAAGGAAGTCCTCTTGATACAATCCAACTGTTTCCAACTATTACCTATAATGGTAAAACTGTTAGCAGAGATGTTGAATGGAGTACTTCAAACACCAAGATTGCTACAGTTGATTCAACAGGTTTGGTAACATTAAAATCGTTAGGAGAGTGTAGCATAACAGGAACATTAAACGGAAATACTGTTTCTGACTCTTGTGTTATTACAGTAACAGCTACCCCTCAACCTAACTATGACATATTATTATCTCCGGATACAAACTATGTTTTGGAAGGCAGCTTAAAAGAATTTTCAGTTTATTTATATGAAAACAATATTGAGTTAGGAGCTTCATTTACTATTACTTGTTCACCTAATCAAGTTCCTTCTGCTAATTATACATTTGCTCAAACGGGTGGAAATACCTTTACTATTCTTAACAGAATACGTGATCTTTCTTCTTTTTTGACTATCAATTGTGTTAGTGGAAGTTATTCAAAATCATTTAATATTTACTTAAAAGGCGGTTGGTAATGGTAGAAACTAGAAATATAGGACTTGAAGCTTATAATGATTTCAGAGCTTTTTCTAAGCTTTCTTATCGTTGTATAAAACACATGATGGATAATAATGAATTGATATGGAAATTATTAAAATACAAAGAGCCTGACGCATGGAGCAGACCTGATTTAACTCAAGAGGAAAAAGCTTCCTTAGTTTATTCTGGTCAACAGGACACTTCAAAATTTAATGTTTTTATGGATGGAAAGCAGCCTGACGTATTAGTCGAAGAAGTAACCCTTTTAAGAATAATGCCTCATTATGCTGTTGGTCTAAATAGAACTGTTGGATATATAGAAGTAAGTATGGAAGTATTTTCTCATTACAAAATTAATCACATGTCTAACTACCAAACACGCATTGATACAATAGCGGAAGAACTTTTGGCTATTTTTAATGGAGTGGATGTTGGTGGTTTGGGTCTAATGTCTTTCAATAAGATGGCAGATCAAAGTGCTAGGTTATTTCAAGCGGGTCAAATTCCTTTTGGTGGAAAACAAATAATCTTTTCTACACACGCTGCATAGGAGTAAAATGGATATTTCATATTATGTAACATACGATTTACCAGTTCCTTATAAAGGGTTAAACGTGTATCCTGTTACAGTAAAAGATTATTTAATATTTACTGCTTACTCACAGTGTTTTCTTTTAGAGAAGAACACTATTCCTGACCCGAGAGTGATCTCTATGACAAATTTAGAGTACATCTACAAAGCAACCGAAGAGGACTTTGGAAAAACTCCTTATTTGGTTTGGTTTGATAGATTGTTAGGACTTGTTTTAAAAGACGATAAATCTTTCGAAAATTTGGAAGAAAGCGTTTTAAGATATAATTATGATGATAAAGGAAAACCCTTATTTAAAATAGGGGATATTACTTATGACTCAAAAGATTATGAAGAATTAAAACAAATCATATGCACTCAAAACATAATAGAACTACCGGACGAAAGCATATCAAAAGAGGTAAGAGACTCCCTTGAAAAAGCCAGAGAGTACAAGCGAAAACAAAGTGGAGAAAAAACAGGTTCTTTCGAAGATTACATAATTTCTTTAGCCAGTGTTACTGGTTGGAATTTTGAATACATCTACGATATGCCTGTAAGAAAGTTTATAAAAAGTATAAGAAGAACAGATAATCTTATACATTACAAAATATACCTATCAGCTTCAATGTCTGGTATGGTTGAGTTCAAGGATAAATCTTTCATAAAACATTGGTTAACAAATATAGACCCGGATGAAAAAGATAAGTACGGAGATGTTTCTGTTGACCTTGAAGCAATGAAGGGAAAAGTATCTTTAGAAAGTGCTAAAAAACAGCACAAATAAAAATTTAGGAGGTTTTTTAATATGGCTATAAGAAAATTTTTAACAAGTGTAGCAGACGTTTATGCCTATGACCAAAGCGATAATATTTTGTTCACAGGAAAAACTTTGTTAGACAGTTCTGTGGAAGTTTCTCTTGGTTCTGCCCCCGTTCGTGGTGGTCGTGGTAATCAATTACAATATATTTATTATCACACTGGAGAAATGAATGTTACTTTAACTGATACCCAATGGAATTTGGGTATGTTGGCTTCAACTGTTGGTTCTGAAACATCAGCATTAAATAATGCTTATTCAGAAGAGGATGTTACTCTTTTAACAGCTACCACTGGTGCTGTTACAGGTGGTACTCCTATTGCATTTGAAGGTAGTACTATCTATGGATGGGCAACCGATTCAGAAGGAAATACCGCTAGAGTTATTTTCACAGGAACTAACTTTACAGTAGTATCAGGGGAAGAAGTTGCTGGATGGACAACCGGAACAGTTGTTTGTGTAAGATATTACAATTCTATCGCATCAACAGGTATTACTATTCCTGCTAACATTATTCCTAAAGTTGTTAAATTGGTTATGGAAGCTCAATTAAATTCAGCAGATGTTTCAACAAACAAAATTGGTGTTGTTCAAATTATTGTTCCAAGACTTCAACTTTCTGGAGCATTCTCAATTTCAATGACCGCTGATGGCGTTTCTAACACTCCTTTAACAGGAATGGCTTTGGCTTACAAACCATCAACCGAAGAGGGTTGTGAAGTGTCTTCATACTACGCAAGAATTATTGAAATTCTTGATGGTGCAAACTGGTTTGACAACGTTATAGCTTTTGCTATTGAGGGTGGAGACTTTTCAATGTTGACAACTGATGATGATATTACATTAAAAGTATGGGCAATTCCTTCATCAGGTGTACCGTTTATTGTTCCAGATTACACTGATTTAGAGTTCACAAGTGCAACTCCAGCAACCGCTACTGTTGGATTGTCAACAGGAGTAGTTTCTCCTGTTGGGGCTGGAACTACTTTATTAACTGTAGTAGGAGCAGCATCACCTATTGATGTTATTGAAGCGAGTGCCACTTTAACAGTTACAACTCCGTAACACATAAAACTTTATAGTGTGTGAGTGAAATATCTCACACACTTTTAAGGAGTAAAAATGCCTAGAAAAAAGAAGGAAGTTTCAGAAGAAACTTTCGAATTAGAAGAGGTTCAAGAAGAAGTTTTAGAAGAAGTTCCGGAAGAAATGAAAGCCGAACCGTTTACCGAAGAAGAACAAAAGGAGCTTTATGAAAATACTCCAAACGAGTACGAATATAGAGTAACCTTTTTCATTTCAGGAAACAATGCGGTGCTTATGAGAAAAGAAAACGGACGAACTATTTCTAGAACAATTCCTAAAACTAAAAGTATGAAAATAGGAGATGTTATTGTATTATAACATCAATTAAATGAGGAGGTATAAATGGCTTTAACCGCAAAACAAATTTTAGATTTGAATCAAGCTATGGAAGCAAACCAACGTGCCAATTTGGGAACAGTTATTAGTAACTTGACCGATACAGCAGCAGACGTAATTGCTTTAGAAGCTCAAGCTATCATTCGTGGTAGCTATATTGCTGTGGCTGATGATGCTACAGCAGACGAAATTGACTTTGTTACAGGATTATCCGCAATTGCAGGATGGGTTGTAGATATTTACAGAGCAAACGTTAAGGTTGGTGGAGATGTTGTTGTTACAGCAGCTACCGGAACTTTAACTGTTGCTGATGGTTCTGTATACAAAATCACAGCAGATGATGTAATCAATTATATCGTTTGGTAATAAAACACATTAATACACCGTTGTCTTAATCAGGCGACGGTGTATTTTTTAAAATATATTAAATTAAAACGGAGATTTTAATGGATAAGATTAAGTTGGAGTTCAAAGCTCCCGAAAATAAAACAATTGAATATAATGGAGTTGAAATACAGGTAATTCCTTATTTGGATTTCATACAACAAGTAGGTCTTGTAAACAAATACGTTAATGAATACTTTGGAGAAATTGAAAATGAACTTGTGCCTCAATCTCCGTATAACTTTATTGAAGCAGAATATAACCTGAAGGTTTATGTTATTCAGACGGTAACAAATATTGATGTTGAATCTTTAAGTGTTGAAATCATGTCTGATGAAAACCTATTTTCAAATATTGTTCGCAACGTATCTAATTATGATGAATTTAGATATAGATTAGATATGGTTGTTGACGAAATAAAAGAAGAGATTAAGTTAAAAAGATCGTTAGGACAGGTTATAGATAATGCTTTAGAAAAATTTTCCGGAATATTAGAAATGATGAACAACTTATCTCCTGAGGATATTAAAGGACTTCAAGATGAAACTAAAACTATGTTAGCAGAACTTGAAAAGTCAGCAGTTGTTTCTGAAACTCTCGGAATTAAAAAAGGCAAAAAATAAAATGATTGGCAAATTAAAAAAGTCTATGAAAGAAAGATGCCCTGTTTGTGGAAAAACATTACAGCTAAGAGTTTATGAAAAGAAAATTCTTCAAAAAGGAAATGAAGCCTACATAGACGAAGAATATATTGCTTGTTCAAACATTGATTGCGACTATGAACGAGAGGTAGTAAAAAAGAAAAGTAGAAAGAATTTGGATATGCCACCTTCTTTCGAATAAGAAAGGAGGAGCATTGAGAAAAGCACCCGTATTAAATGAAGACGGAAGTAATTTAAAAGAATTTATTCGAGATTTTAAAACTATTTTAAAAGAAGATTGGGTAAGCGGAAAAGAAGGAAACGTTAATGTTCAAAAAAGGCTCGCAAAAGAAGTATCTACTACAACAGATAGTATTAAAGAAACATTAGCAAGATACATCATGGAAAACGGGTTGGAAAGTTTTGTAAGAAGTGGAAGCTCTTGGTTTGTAGTGGAAGACGAAAGAAGACAAACAGGTGTAGATAAAAAGAAAAAACCCATATATGAATATAATAATTCTAATACTGGACTATATGATGCTACCTACACTTCTGTAGAAAATGACGCTTTTAAAATAAGTGCACCAAACGACAGCGGAAGATTTGGAAAATTTTTTGAAAATGTTTTCTTTGGAGGAGGAGCTGGAAATTTATCAAAACCTGACATTGAAGAGGCTGAAATTAAAGCAAATTTAATAACCTCAGATGATTTTAAGAAAATAATTCAAAAAGACACAGAGAGAGCGATTGGAAGAACAGAAGTAAGTAGAGGAGTAACAGGATCAAAGGCTACCTCTTTTAGACATATCATAAACGATTTAATTAAGGCAAACAAGTCTGATGCACAGATTCAGAAAGTAGCAACCTATTTGGTAATGAGCAAATATATCAATAAGCTAGGAAATTTGTTAATAGCAACTGTTGATGTTGATTATGGGGAAGGATGGATGCCTACAGAAAGCGGATGGGAAAAAAGAAAAGGAAATTTTTTCTTTACAAGCTTGTATCTTTACTATAAATTGTTAGTGAAAAAACTTTTTAAGATTGTTTATAATAATCTTCGAGTAGAAAAAAACGCATTAACTAAATCGAGACTTGCTGATACTTCAACAAAACGTACAACCTTCGGAAACGTTCTTAAAATAGAAAGAGGTTCTGGAGATAATGTTATAGCTTCTATGGAAGTTCAAGTACAAGCTTCTTTTCTTCCTCTACCAACTAGTAAAGGTAGAGCAGGAATAAGTGGTAGAGATATTTTCTTAACTTTAGCAACCGATGCGTCCTCTTTTTATGCAGCAACGGAAATTTTATATGATGATAGAAATAAAAACTACAGAAGTTCAGTAGAGTTTTTTAACAATCTTTTAGATAAACAAAAATAATAAATATAAGGAGAAACAAAATGGAAAATATGACTATAACACAATTTTTAGTATGGGTAGCAGGTGGTGGAGCTACTATTATGGCTTCATGGGTTTTAGAAAGAATTGCTTGGTATCAAGGATTAGCCTCTGACTTAAAAAGATGGATTTTCTTTGGTGTAGCCAGCGTGTTCGGCTTTGCAGCGTACTTTATTGGAGCGTTTGTTCCAGTTGAAGTATTAAATCAAATTGCACCATTCTTCCTGATATTGTCAAGTGCTTTTTCATATGTATTTTTGGGAAGTGCTTTTCATGAAGTGGACAGAATTCCAGAAGAAAGAATATAATAAATAATAAGAGGACGGGCTTAATCGCTCGTCCTCTTTTTTGGTGAAATTATGGAAAAATTAAAAATAGTAATAAACAAAGAAATTGTAGATATTTATACAGAATACTACTTCAAAAAATATCCAAAGAGAAACAAAAAACCAATTGAAAAAACTATACCCCCTTCATTAAATCAATGGATGGTAATGAAAAGATTTCAAATGAACCATGAAAAGCAGGTCTGGAAAGAATTTGGAGATTGGTTGGTGAAATATAACGGACTAGAAAATAAAAAGATAGATAAATGCAATATTGTTATTGAATACTTTTTTGGAGATAAAAGAAAAAGGGATGCAGATAATTATACTCCAAAAAATTTATTTGATTCTTTTACTGTATCAGGTCTCCTTATTGACGATGATTTTAATCATGTGGAATCGCTTACTATAAAAGGTAACTATTCCAAAGAAGACCCTAGAACAGAAATAACATTCTTATATCAAGGAGACTAGCATGGCGAGAAAAACATTTAGGAAGAAAATAACTTCTCCGGAACTTATTGCACAAATAAATCCCGGGAATATAGATTTAATGAAAAGGTTTTTAAAAGAAAAATCAGCAAGAACTAGCGAAAAAACAATTGTTGTTTATGAAAGCAATCTAAATATGTTCTTTTGCTGGAATGTTGTAAATAACAACAACAAACATTATACAGAAATAAAGAAAATAGAGTTTGCAGATTTCTTCTCTTACGGAGTTGATGAACTCAAATTAGGCTCTGCCAAACTCAACAATATGAGAAGTACTTTGTCTTCCTTATCAAACTTTATAGAAAAGTTCTATGATGAAGAATACCCTAACTTTAGAAATGTAATTCTTAAAGTTGTGGAGTCAGCACCTAAGGAAGTTCGAAGAGAAAAAACAATTTTAACAGACGAGCAAATAGAAGATTTATTAGAGTACTTAGCAAGAACAGATAAACAGAAAGCCTGTTGGGTTTCGTTAGCTGTTACAAGCGGTGCTAGGTTTTCAGAGTTATTAAACTTTGAATCCGATCTAATTGATGAAAACAGAACAGCTTTTGGAGATTTATTTATTGAAACAACCCGGCAAATTAAAACTAAGGGTAGAGGTAAATCAGGAAAGCTTTTATATAAGTACATTTTAAGAGAAAAATTTCTACCCCATTTTAAAGAATGGATGG